AAATATCAGCTCCAAGAGCTCGCTTTCGACAGATGGGGAAGCGCCTTAATTGTTTCTCAGCTTCAGGAACATTGTGATTTTGCCATCGATCCAAAAGAAGCCAAAACTTATAACAAACCTCTTCTCGTACAGTTCGGGCAGGGATTTGCATCGATGTCCAGCCCCACGAAAGAACTGCTTAACCTCGTACTGAAACAAGCCATCCGGCATGGTGGAAACCCGGTTTTACGCTGGATGGCCGATAATTTGGTGGTAAAACAGGATCCGGCCGGCAACGTGAAGCCGGATAAATCCAAAAGCACTGAAAAAATAGACGGTATGGTCGCGTTGGTCATGGCTATGGACAGGGCAATAAAGCATGGAGAAAATAAAAGCATATACGAGAAAAGGGGGGTGCTGGCCTTTTGAAACAAGTTGAATTGGCTGATGTATTGATTATAGCGGGGCTTGGAGGCCTTGGTTATGGCCTCTGGCTTTATGACCCACGCGTTTCGTACGCAACAATCGGCTTCATAGTGTTTTCAATGGGGCTTTTACGATATCTAAGGCAATAAATGGGGATTTTATCAGGCATTTTTGGGAAAAGCGATCTCAGGCTTAACGATCCGAAGGCCTGGGACTCGACTCTATGGAATCTGCGGGGTTCACAATCCTTATCGGGTGAGACTGTTACCGAAGAAACCGCCCTCACCTACAGTGCCGTCTGGAATGCAATCGTATTGATTGCGGGCACGGTGGGCTCGCTGCCCCTCCATTTGATGCGTCAAAGTGGAAAAACAAAGCAAATCGCAAGCGATACCCGTATTTATCCACTCATGCACACCCAGTGGAATTCCTATATGACTGCAATGGGGGGCCGTGAATGCATGATGGCGCACCTTCTTATCTGGGGCAATGGATATGCCGAGAAGGTAACAAATGGGTATGGGGAGATAACAGCGTTGTGGCCCATCCCTCCAAACAGGGTGACCAATATCGCTATGCGCGAGGAAGATCTCTGGTATGAAATCCGTGTTGGTAGCGGCTCAACATGGCTTCCACGGAGCAAAATACTTCATATTCCGGGCCTTGGATTCGACGGATTCATAGGTTATTCAGCTATAGGAATGGCCAGGAAGTCAATCGGGCTTGGCATGGCCATGGAGACCTTTGGCTCAAATTACTTCGGCCAGGGGACGCATCCCGGGGTGATCGTCTCTCATCCAAATCAACTCTCCGCGGATGCCCACGCCAATCTAAAAAAATCCCTGACGGAAGGTTATAGCGGCCTGGGGAAAACACATCGATTGTTGCTTCTTGAAGAGGCCATGAAGATTGAGAAAATAGGGATTCCGCCAGAAGATTCGCAATTTTTGGAATCGAGGCAACATCAAATAACGGAAATAGCCAGATGGTTTAACCTTCCACCACATAAACTCAAGGATCTAACGAAATCATCATTTAATAATATCGAGCAGGAGCAGATTTCCTTCGTTACGGATTCTATACTTCCGTGGTTGATCCGGCTGGAGCAGAATTATAATACGCAGCTTCTTACCAATCAACAAATCAGACAAAATCTCTATTTCAAGCATATTGTCGAGGGCCTTTTAAGGGCCGATGCCAAGAGCAGGGCGGAGTTTTACAGGCTCATGATTCAATCGACTATCATGACGCCAAATGAGGCGCGGGAAAAAGAAGACCTGAACCCGAGCGATAACCCTATGGCTGATGAACTTTTTGTTATGGTTAACACCCTCCCGTTGAGTGAGCTGAAGAATTATTTAATCTCCAAGGGTGCAGGTGCAGGGAGTGTGCAACCGCGCGATAACGATGAGCAAAAGCCAGATGCCGAAGGATCAAACAAGGGCAAGCTCCCGGGACAAAAAACATGGCAGCAAAATCGCTATAGACTAATTAAATAGGAGACAAAGAGATGTCTTTATCTAGCGGAAGCTTTACGGTTGCGGGCGAAAAGGATAATGCCAATGCCGCTGACGAATCTTATCAATGCGAATGCATCGATTGTGGATATGAGATGGAATCTGAAGAGCATTGCCGGGATATCAAATGCCCTGAATGCGGCGGACAGATGAGGCGGGCCGAAAGGCCCGGGCCTGGCCAAAAAGATTTGATGGAGGAAAATTCCATGAGCGTTAAATTGAATTCAAAGGGCAGATCCAACGCTAATTCTCTTATAGATTCCGGAAAGGTGGATAAAACGACCTCTTGGTCCTGGTCCGCCGATGATGAGAACAAAATACTCGGGGACCCTGCTGATTGGGCTGCATATACAAAATGGTTTATGGGGACCGAAAGTGAAGCGGATTCGGAGACCAAAGCCCACTACAAATATCCCTTCGGCAAAAACGGTAAGGTGTATCGCTCCGCGCTGATTGCCATTCGCCAACGGGCGGCCCAGCAGGATGAAACCGATATCTACGATAGTGTGGGCGCCATGATAAACAAGATTGACGGAAACAAAGCTATGTCATGGTTCGAGATTAGGGCCCAGGAGGACGGGGAGCTATCCGAAATCTGGATATATGACGAGATCGGCTACTGGGGCGTCACCGCAAAGGACTTTGTCAAGGAATTGAACACAATCAAATCTAAAAAAATTGATATGCATATCAACAGCCCGGGTGGTGATGTGTTCGACGGGACAGCCGTCTACAATGCAATTAAAAAACACCCGGCGGAAGTGACCACGCACATTGACGGCATAGCAGCGTCCATAGCCTCGGTAATAGCTCTTGCCGGCAACCGGGTTCTAATGGCTGAAAACGCTATATATATGCTGCACAATCCCTGGGGAATGGTCATAGGTAACGCTAAAGATATGCGTAAACAGGCCGATGTCCTGGATAAAGTCCGTGAAACCATGCTCGGAGCCTATGTAACGAAAAGCGGAAGTTCTAAAGAGGATATTATCAGCCTTCTCGACGCTGAAACCTGGCTGAGCGCAGAGGAGGCTATGGAATTCGGATTCATTGACGATGTTTCCGGGAAGATGGACATGGCGGCGTGCGCCAAGTTCGCTCCCGTTATGGCAAGAATGGGATTTAAAAAGATTCCCAAAATACTAAACCCAAACGATCTGCCGTCGGCCAAAGACGCTGAGAAAGCCCTGCGCGATGCAGGATTTTCTATAAAGCAGGCAAAAACCATTCTGTCAAAGGGATTTTCTGAAGGTTTACGCGATGTAGATCAAGATGACGATCCTCCGGCTGCGCCTCCGCGTGATGTGGAGCCGAAAAAACACCAACTAAACGACAGAACTCAAGAGTTGTTACTCAAGGCGGATCTTGTATCAAAGTAAAATCTTTAGGAGGTAAAAAAGCATGAAGACCCTTACGCAATATAGAGAGGATATTAAGTCTCTCATGGATAAGATCGCGGCCATGGATGCCCAAGCAGCCACAGAAAAGCGCGATCCCACGGATGCGGAACTAAATGTTAAGAACGAAATTATGGAAACTATCGAGGAATATCGTAGAATCGTTGCAACCATGGAGAGACAGGAGAAAATCAAGAATTCATTAGACAAACCCAACGATCCGGTGACGGTGTCCAGGGATAAGATTCCAACACCGCAGGAGAAGCGGGATAGGTTCGTTTCTTTTGGCGAGCAGTTGGCGGCTGTAATTGCAGCCGGGAGTCCTGGCGGTGCAGTCGATACCAGGCTGAGAATATCAGCGGCGGCCACGGGTCTTGGCGAAACTGTTCCCAGCGATGGTGGGTTCCTGATCCAACAGGATTTCGCTGACAGGTTAGCGGAAGCTCTCTTTGATAATGGTCTAATTTCCGGTCAATGTGAAAGAATTCCAATCTCTGCAAATTCTAACGGGATCGTTATCAATGGTTTCGATGAAACATCGAGAGCATCCAACACATACGGCGGGATTGTTGTCTATCATGGCGCTGAAGCTGATGAAAAGACCGAAACTAAGCCGAAGTTTCGTAGAGTGGAATTGACTCTTAAAAAATTGCTCGGCTTTTGCTATTTGACCGATGAACTGATGATGGACGTGCCGGCACTAGAAACACGTGTCAGAAGCGCTTTTAAAAGTGCTTTCGACTTTCAGATTCAGGATGACCTCATCAACGGCACAGGAGCGGGGATGCCTCTTGGTATTCTGAATGCTGGATGCCTCGTGAGCGTCAGCAAGGAGACAGGTCAGCCGGCCTCAACAATCGTTGCACAAAATATCATCAAGATGTATTCGCGGCGATTCGCCAGCCAGACCAGTAATTATGTCTGGTACTACAATCAGAACATTGAGCCTCAACTCTTTACCATGAGTCTGGCGGTAGGAACCGGTGGTATTCCCGTGTATATGCCCCCTGGCGGATTGTCCGGGAAACCTTATGCTCAGATCATGGGGCTTCCGGCGTATGC